TAACCTGCACCAAGTAAACCAGTAGCCGCTGTCAGTGCTTGCGCTTGTTCACCCATAGCTTGCTGACGAGCCGCTAGGTTTGCTCTAGCCATAGCTTCTTGTCTAGCAGTTTCTTGTGCTAATAACTCTGGAGAAGAACCACCGTATGCCGCTGACTGTAAACCTAAGCGTCCTTGAGACAGCATACGCTCTTCTAAAGCTAAACGCTGACGTTCTTCTTCGGGACGTTGTACGGCTCTCATTTGCTCATACAGGTCAGCCTGTGCTGTGCTAGGGTCTACCCCTACTTGACCAAATAAACCCTGTGCTTGACTCAGTAATTGCGTCTGTAGAGCCTGTTGCTCAGGAGTCATAGATAAAGTATAACCACCTTGAGGTGTCGTGGTAGCTGTTCCTAATCCCGTAGTAACAGTAAAAGGTTGGAACTTAGCCATACCCGCGGCTGTTGTACCTAAGTCAGTGGCTTCCTGTGCAGATTTTACACCTGCTTCTGCCGCCGCTTTTGCGGCTGAATCTGCTGAATAATAACCACCCGCTAGGTTTAAAATATCTGAAAAAAAACCAGCTAATCCAGAATCGTTTGTGTTTGTTTCGTCAGCCATCATATTCTCCTATTTAGCTACCCATCCAGTATTACCAGTACCAGACTCTTTTACATATAAAGATGTCCCCGCGCCACCGTTTGTTCTCATGTACAATGAACCAATAGGTGCTGATATGTTTCCTTCGGGAGTGTTTGCTCCTGTGTGTATCTGACCACCTGTAACACCTCCGTCAGAATACATCGTTAAACAAGAACTGGTTACGCTCCCGCCTTTACCAAACAAAGCTAATCTATTGTTGTTGGTAAAAATTTCAAAAAAGTTACCAGTACCTCCTATCTTAGGATTAACACTAACAGGACCGCCTTCTAGTTCTATAAAAGCACCTGCCCCACTACCAGAATTAGTGTTGTCTACTTTTAACAAAACACCCTGTGAAGTCCCTGCGTCTCGCTGTATAGTTGTTAGTCCTGTTAAAGTGCCGCCTGTTTTATCTAGCTTAGTAGCAGACGCTGTTTCTATTGCATTAAACTCTGCGTCTATTTCAGACCCTTTGACAATTTTACCTGCGTTGCCAGAAGGGAGTGAGTCCTTAGCTGTAAAGTTTGTTGATTTAGTATAATTACTCATTAAATTATTCTCCCTAAAAGAGCCTGTACATCTATTTGTTGAATTGAAAAAGCCTGCCCCTCAATCACAGATTCAATACCTATCTGAACAACAGCACCACTGCCTGTTGTATTTATTTTAGGACGTTGTATATCTACACCTGAAGTATATTCTGATTCTACAAACGAAATATCATCTGTAGTTTCTTTTGTTCCGTACTCAGCTATACCGTACTCTGCTGAAGCCGCATTTAGTGAACTAGCACCTTCAATACGTTTTTCATTGTAAGTGTTTGTGTAGTCATAACCCCACTTAAGAGTGCTGTTAGATGTTTCATTACCAATAAAAGTAATGTTAAACTTCTTAAGAAACTTAAGCCTAGATGAATCGCCAAAGTTCATTGGATTACTAAAGTAAGTCATTTTAAATGCTTCAGCATTATCTGTATATCCTGAGTATTTATATATACCATCTGACTTACCAAAATAAATAGTACCGTCTTGCAAACGAGTCAATGAAAGCGGGTCGATACCTGACCAAGTTGTAACCCTATGCGCTCCATTTTGTAAAGACCCTCGCATATCAAAACAAAATACTGTATTCTGCACAGGAAAAGTAAGCAAATAAAAAGCATTTTCAGGACTATATACTGATTTTATTGGATGTGTTTGATTAGCCGTAAAAGCTATAACATCAGTCCTAACATTTTTGCTTATATCTTTTATGGGTGCTGATTTTTCTTGTATAACTCTACCCAAAGAACGTACACCGTCTTTAGATAAGAAAAGAATATCAGAGCCTGTGTTTTGTACGGAATCTCTTTCTACACAACCAACACCATCAATAATATCTGCAAGTGTCATGTTTGCAGGGCTTGATGCTCCTGAGTAAATAATAATACAATCTTTACAGAATATAATTAAAAAATCATTGTGAGCCGCAAGTGCTACAATCTCGTCAAAACCATTAGGAAAAACAGTATTTAAATCTAATGAACCAGAAGTTCCTCCTGTCCAATGATGTCCCTGTAGTGTATCAGTCCAATATACAGTGTGTTTATTTCCTGTAACGTCAGCCGCCCAAACCCGACCATAAGCCGCTAATGCTTCGTTAGCCTGCGGTGGTGTACCTGTAGCATGAGAGTGGTCTGAGTGCGCTTCCAACACAGCACTACCGCTTTCGTCTGTATATATTAAAGGCTCGTGTCCACGTTGAAAAAAATAAGCATGGTTGTTAAAATCAATTATTTTCCAGTTATTACCTGTTGGTGTATATCCTGCAGGTGTTATATCTGTTAAGGTTGATGTCCCTGAAAATATTTTATTATTACCTGCTGATAATATTCTTTTATCTCCACTTGTATCTAAAAACTCAAATACAGCCTCAATTCCCCTACTGCTTCCTAAAGCATTTGACGGACTTATTGCAGTAGTTAGTTTTACCGTGCCTTTCCTAGAACCTACACGACCAAACTTATCAATAACGCAGTTATCTGCTTGTTCAGCAAACGATTGGTCGATACCTACAGGCGAGTCTTCTGTATTTATACCCGCAAAAGCAGGTGCTTGTATCGTTATGTTGCGTAGTTGTTGTGCCATTAGCAAACCTTCCAAACAGTTTCAGAGGGAAATCTAGCCGCGTCAAAAGCAACTGCATCAGCTAAACTTGCGTCTGCAATAGAAAATAATTCTTGTGATGAAGTGCCGCCTGTTTCGCCTCTTTCACGAGAAGCAAAAGCAACAGCGTAATGTATTATAGGAATAGACGGAACAAGTATATTATCTGAATCATTACTTCTTATACCTTCTCTGTCTACAACATTAAATCGTAATGTGTATGCTTTATCTGGTTTAGGGTATACATCGACTAAAGGTGTTGACAAACTATCCACACCGTTCCAAGAGTAATACTCAGGAGAACTTTTAGCGGGTTCTTGGTTCAAATAAGCATTATTCATCCAAGACACACTAGCAGGACGCATAAAAACATTAGAAGTATCATTAATAACATCTAGTACTTTAAACTCGTTATTTAACCCAGTTAAAGAATAACTAATAGTATCTTCTACAGTATTTACAGTTATTGTTTTTCTGAGAGCAGACCAGTCCCAAGCGTTTTCAACTGTATTTAAAGCGTCATTTACATAATCGCCAATAAGTTTAACATAAGAATCTGTAGCATTTTCTACACTATCTGTTTCGTTTTCTCTCAGTCTACGCAATACAGCATTTACTAATTGTAAGTAAGTCATTATACATACCTTCTTTTTCTTCTGTTCATTATTGGACTAAGCATTTCCTGTGTAGACTTAATATCTTCGTCAAATTTAAATAACTCTTTGTCAAATAAATTTTCAATTTGAGAAAAGCCTCCGCCTAGCATACCTGATGTACTTGCTATATTTCTTACATTAGTACCGCCTACACCAAAATTAGAAAGTATAGCGTCTTTAGCTATTCCCCCAAAATCCACCACATCGTCTAATTCCCTACCTACATCTTTTACAATATCTTCGGCTTCCGACAAAACAGGTGAAGTAGCTTCATAAATTTCTTTACCAGTTTCTTCTATAGTTTCTACAATTTCAGAATCACCTATTGCAGTTAATATAGGTTCAAAAGTTTCTTCTAAAAGTTCTTTAGGTGTTTCAAGAATTTCTGCAACAACTTCATAAGCACCGCCGCCAATGTCTTTTAAAGTATCTTCAGCGGCAGGAAGAATATTTTCCTTTAAAAAATCTCCGCCCTCTTCAAGAAAAGCACCTGTAAGAGAATCTTGTATATTATCACCATCTAGTAGATTATCTTGAGTGTTTTTTGCTATTCTTGAGAATGTTTCGTCAGTAACACCTAAAGTATCAGCGTCAATACCTATTCCAGATAGATTTGTCTCTAAAAAATCAGGAGCTATTTGACCAACTAAATAACCTTTAGCGGCAGACTCAAAGAAATCTCCTAAATCATCCATAGTGGAAAGTTGAACAATACCTGTAACTATTTTACCAACTGTCGGGGCGGCGAAATTTAAAATAGGTAAAGCAAATTTTAGTAGGTCATCATACCATTCACCTTCAGGTTCAACAAAAGCGTATGAACTATATTTACCGAACTCTCCTTGTACCCAGTTATCTGATTCTTTTATTCTTTTAAGAAGTGTTTCATTTAAAACACTTTTAGGATTACTACCGCTTAAGTCTACTCCAATACCGTGAGCAAGTGTTCCTGTATTTAAAAACACAGTGTTGCTTGGTATTGCTTCAGACTTTGTATATCTTACAGCAGTATTTATATCGTTTCTATCTAAAAAATCATTCATTACAAACGCTTGTGCTGTTGCGGCTTCAAGAGCAAATTTATTGTCACCAACAAGTTTATAATCAGATTTTTTATCAAAGTTTAAAGGACCTTTTTTTATTAAACTTTGTATATCATTCCATTCTTTAGAACCTTTCTCAAAATCAGACTGTCTTTTTCTAAGAGTATCCAAGTAAACAGAGTCAGCCAGTTGTTTACCCTCTGAAAGATTTGATGTTCTAAATTTGTAGTCTTGTCCACTAGAGTCTTTAATAAAATTTTCAAAGTATTGACGAGTATATACTTTAGGCATATAAGAATCATAACCTTCGCCTCTTCTTATACCATAACCACCTTTGTCAAGTGTGGGGTCGCCT